TGTAACAACACCATTTGACGCAATAGTTATAGAATCTGCATCTGAAGCAGCACCAATAGTACCACCATCTTTAATTAATATATCATCTTTAAATGTTACAATACCACCTGAAGATATAATCATAGCATCTGCTGCTGAAGCAGAACCTATCTGACCATCATCAGCAATTTTAATATCATGATTAAATACAGCTGTACCTGCATCTGACATATCCAATGTTAATGCAGTTATATCAGAGCTATCATCAGTTCCTTTAAATATAATATCTGTATCACTAGCTGCTGCATCAATAGTAATATTACCTGATGAAGTTGTAAGATTAACTGCCGCATCACCAGCTGTTAAATCATCTGCTGCTGAGGATACACCACTTGTAAAATATGTTTTAAATGTAGCAGCACTAGTAACTTTCATAGTGCCACCATCATTATGAATTATACCATCACCATCTGCAATTGCTGTAGTTCCTATTGTAGAACCACCATCAATTAAATTTAATTCTGTTGTAGTTGCTGTCACTCCATCTAATAAATTTAATTCTGTAGCTGTTGAAGTTACTGCTACATCTTCATTAATTTTAGGAGATGTTAAAGTTTTATTTGTAAAAGTTTGTGTAGCCGCTATACCAGCAATTGTATCTGTAGTTGCAGGTAAAGTTAATGTTACATTACCAGAAAATGCTGAGTGTGCAGGTGCTTGAACAGCTGCATAGTGAGCATTACTTGACTCACAATATAATCTTAATGCAGATTGTGATCCACCATTTTTAAGATCAATAATACCTGTTTGAATATCTACATTACCATCAATTCTAACCACACCAGTGCCATTCGGTGTTAATGCAATATTACCATTTGATGTTGATACTAAGCCATTACTATTAACATCTAAATCACCACCTAGTTGAGGAGTAGTATCTTCAACTACATTTGATATTGCACCCGATGTAGCAAGTCCTGCTACAACTGCTGATCTTGCAATTTTTTTAAGTCCACCACCTGAAGTATCTACTGCTAAGAATACATCATCATTAGCAACTGTAGATATTTCTGATAATGAACCTACTGCTATAGAATTAAAATTTGTACCATCTGCGATTAATAGATTACCTGCAGTATTAGTGCCCATAGTAATATCATCACCTGATACTGTAAGATCTCCTGATATAGTTAAATTTCTAAATCCAGTTAAGTCTTTATTAGAATCTACTATTACTGCTTTAGATGCACTTACAGTTCCTGCTGTAATACCATCAACTAAATTTAATTCTGATGCTGTAGATGTTACACCATCTAATATATTTAATTCTGCAGCTGTTGCAGTTATATTTGTACCACCAATATCTAAGGTAGTCATTGATACTTCACCCGCTACTGTTAATACTCCACTAGCAAGTGTTAATAAATCTGTATCTGATGTATGCCCTATAGTTGCACCATTAATGTTAATATTATCAATTACAGCTTGTGTAATAGCACTATTAGTACCTAAAGTTGCACCATCAACTGATCCCCCATTTAAATCAGCTGTATCTGCAACTAAAGCATCTGTAGTAACTGTACCATCAAAGAATGCATCTTTAAATTCAAGAGAGGAAGTTCCTAAATCTATATCATTATCTGTAATAGGTACAATAGCACCATCTTGTATTCTTAATTGTTGTACTGCTGCTGAGGATACCTCAACATAAAATTCTAAATGATTATTAGTTGTATCAACTAGTATCTTATTTAATGCATCTGCATCTCTAAGTGTACTAATAGGTCCACCTTCACCCGCAGTACCATCATGCGAGTGTCCTGTTGTTGCATGAAATGCAGCTAGTACTTGGTTAAACTCATCATTGCTGTGGGCAGCAGTGATAGTATCACCTGTTGTAAAGCTGGATTGTCGTGCTGAATATCCTGCCATTATCTTCTTCCTCCTGGGGTAAATTCTAATTGAAATCCTTTAACTGAAAATGAGTCTGCACTGTTTTGATCATCTATCTGTAGTGCTACTGCAAATCCAGATCCTTCTACTGTTTGTCTAACTAATGGAACACCTGATGCATCATATAACGAACTACCATATTTAGCAGCACCATATTGACCAGCACCACCTACTGTTGGTAGGGCTATCTTTTCTGGCTGTGGACTATTCTGGTCATCATAATTATATCTAAGAGCTAAATTTGCATCAATAGATGTTCCTTCACCTTCATAGTTTAGATTAACTCTTTGCATATATTTTCTAACACCTGGATCACCCATTACCATATCAGGTGATCTATATACTGCTTGAATAGTAGTTGTAGTTGCACCTGTAGCAAAAGTATTACCTGTTTCCATTTTATAAATGAATCCATCATAACCACCAAATACTTGTGTCTCAACATTACTAATAAAGTCTGAATCTGTACAAGCAGGTTTTATACCTACCATATCTGAATATTCAAAACCTATTCCACCTGTATTAGGATTATTTTTTAATACACCTATAATTCCTTTAGATGATAACTGTCCTGCAGCATCAACTGGATAGAATAATCTATATTGTGATTTATCTCTAATAACTAAAGATGTTATTCTATTTAATCCTATATCATCAATTCTAGACTGTATCTGTCTAGAGATAGATCCTAGTTCAACGTCACCAATTCTAGCTGTACCAGCAATAGTTCTTAAACCATCTGGTGCTAAAAATATAACATCACCACCAATCTCTTGAATACTACCACCATCTCTACATCCAATATTTCTTGTAACTTCTTGTACTGCAAAATTACTAGATGTTGTTCCTGTTAATTTATATATTCTATCTTCACAAAATATAATTAATTCATTCCTAAATACTTTTAATCCAACAACAGTAGAGTCAACTTTAAATGATCCTGCACCACTACCAGTTGTAAAATTATCTTCTGCAAATGGTACACTAAATATAACTTCCTGTGAATTAGTTGCACCAGCATAAAACATATGGTTTTGAAATGCTTTTACAAACTTAGGATTAGTTGGGGCTGTACCACCACCTGTTGCATTTACAACATCAACTGCAAAGCTAGAATTAATTATCTGTGCAGCTGAGTGTCCTGTTGCAATAATTATTTTATCTGTACCATCAAAATTAAATTTTTCAAAATCGTATGCTCTAGTAGATGTACCTAATCCAGTTGTTAGAGTTGTAAAACTACCTGAAGTAGTTCCTCTGTGTATATCTCCACCTCTAGCTGCAATTATCTGTCCATTAAATATTATTGAACAATCAACAACCAGACTACTATTACTAGATCCTTGTGGTACTATTGTAGTATTATATTGTGCTGTTCCACTAACACGTCTATATCCACCTTTAATATCAGGCTCAAAGTTTTGTAATATAAGAGCCTCCCCAGGTTGCATAGAGAATACATCTTTATTTAATGTTAATCCTCCAGCACAACTTACTACAAATGGTGATATTAAATCTGTAGTTGGCATACTATCTATCTGACATTACATTGTATATTCTAACATCTGATCTCATATAATCAGCTTTTGTAGAATAATCTGTTTTTAATAATCTTAATTTTCTTTGATAATCTCTATCTGCTAATTGTGCATGTTGAGGATCTGATCTAAGCATATATGTATAATACTTTGCTCTGTCAGTTACTATTCCTCCAAATCTATCTGGTAATGACATATTATCACCATGTGCAGATAAATCTGTATGTGTAGTATAATAGTTATATGATAGTGTTAATTGATCATCACTAGGTATAGGTGTTACACCAAATGCTGTAAAGTTTGGTAGTATATAAACTTTAGATGGTGTTCCATATACGTCACTATCATTTCTATCATCTATTGATTTATAATTTTGTAAATAATCATCATAAGAAATGTATGATACTTTCTGTCTAGTAGTATCACTTCTTGAACATCTTATATAATCTACATCTAATTGAATACCACTTGATTCTACATATATAAATGATGATTTTGCTGTTGCTGTAAATGTTGTATTTAATATAGCACCTTGACCAAAATCAGTTACTGCTAATGTAGTATCTAAATTTTGTGTACCACCTGCTGATGTACCAACTCTAACAATTAATGCAGTGCTAGAACTGTTTGGACTTAACACTCTAATCTGTAATTTATATTCTTTATTAACTGTAGTCTCTACTGATTGATATGCTGCTGCATCATTTAAATTTAATCTACCATTACCACTAGAAGTATAAGAAGGTGATCCATCACCTGTTGTCCAACTATTTATATTAGATGTAAACTCACCATTTGTTACTAATTCTCTTGGACCAATAGTAAAAGAATCTCTATCTATCTTTCTAAAGTCTGCTGGAAAATCATATTCTGAATCTCCAGTAGTTAAATTTTGTGTTGTTCTTGCATATAGTAATGGTATCTCAGATGCTTCATTATAAATATCATGTATACTTTTATTTACAAAATCTTTAATAGCAGTCTGTATACCTCTACTAGAGGCAAACGTACTTGAAGTTAATTCTGTTTCGTTAAGTTCTCTAAGAACTCTGTTTGTCAGTGTTAGGTAAGTTGTTGCCATTTTGTAATAATTCTAATATTCTATCAAGTTTTTTTTCTTGATCATTAATTTTGTTTTCTAAATAATCCACCCTCATATCATTATTACTTCCTAGCTTAATAATTCTTTGACCTGTACTTGCATTACTTTTTTTTGTTAAATCATGAATAGCCATATTTCTCCTAAATATTATAAGGGGTATAAATTAAAGGGGGCATATAGCCCCCCTTAAAATTAAACAAATTACACAGCTGTATCTTGCTGAGTACTTGTATTTCTGTCAGTTTCGTCAATACCTGATACGTCACAAAGTACTGCGAA